ACAGCTTTATCATAGAAGCCAGGAGCCAATAGCAAGTTCGCAGGAACAACTTCTGGATCAGAAACAGAGTCAATTGCTTTAGAGATTGTGTAATCAACATAGTGAGTTGTTGGAGTTAGGATATCGTTGATGATAGAGTTTCTCATTGGCTCCATTTCAGTGATATCAAAACCGTCCGAACCACCCCAGAAAGGCATTACGAATTGTCTTACTCCGTCTGCGATAAGAGTCTCTGGAGACTTAGAGGTGCTAGAATTATATGAGCCCTCAGTCCAAGCCCAATTTGTTGGCGTTGAACCGCTTACTTCCTCTAGAGTGAAAGTAAATGAATATTCAAAATCACCAGCAGCTACGTGAGAATCTGCACCAAGACCTTCGGGAAGTCCTCGCAAGTAATCAACAAAATCAGGATCATTTTGGTTTGAAGCATCATCTAGTTTTGGACGAACACCCCAGTAAGATCTTGGTTGGTTTGGAGCTCCACCGTCAGAACCAGCATCTCTCGTTCTGAGTTTAGGAAAGACGAACTTAACAGCAGATTTGCCATCTAGATTGGCAAAGGCACCAGAAGTTCCACCATGTCCTTTAAATATATCACCATCGTCACCTGATTGGACAACTGAGCCTGTAAAGTCAGCTGTGCCGTCAGCATCTTTGGCTGTATCGGAATCTCCAACTAGTTGGAAAGCTTTTGGTCGAACTGGGCCACGGAATCCCATTGGTAATAAACCTTTGGTATCAATTGAATCATTCATTTCAACATAGAAGATGTTTGATTGATTTTGAAATTCGCCATGTGTTCTATATCTTCTGTTGTCATCGTCCCAAACAAGATATTGGTCTCCGATTCTTTTAGCAACATAGTTGGCTGAATTTGGATCTAAGTTACAACCAGCATATTTTTCAACCGTATTTCCTTTCAAATCTTTAATGGTAATTGTGAAAGAAGAGTATTCATAAACACTAGAATTTGCTGGTAAGGCTAGGTCTTCAATTGCAACGACGTAATTCTTTTGAATTTCATCTCCAACATGAAGTGTCTTGAATCTGAAAAGGTTTTCTTGTTCTGGTTTTTGAGCGATTACCCAACCAGTTTTTGCTTCTGTTGCGTTCTTCTTTTGATATCCCCAGTTGTCTTCAAGACTTGTGCCAGTTCCAAGAGGTAACAAGATACCATATACATCACCAGCTGCAGTGTTTGACACATAGTTATCTACGTGATCTTTGAAGCTTTCTCCAAGCCAATAAGTTTTGGTTGAAGAGAAGGTGGTTGAGTTTGTTAGTTGAGGGTTTGTGTTTAAAACCTTTCTGATGTATTTAGAGCTTGCTCTGTCCATGTCAAATGGAATTGATGAGGTCTCGGAACCATCGGCACCATAAACAACCAACTCAAAACCAGACTTTTGATCTGATGATTTCACAAGAGTTCCAGCAAGACCTTGGGTTGCTGTGCTAATCGCGCTTCCACTGAGGCCCAAAGCACCAGTTACACAATAAAGAACAGCAGCAAGGGCACCAGGAGATGCAGATCCTGCTGTCGCATCGATAGTCCGTTCTGTGCTTAAGCTAGCAGAGTCAAGGTTTAGTTGACTTCCAACCGAGTAATGTAATGCAAACGCTGATGTTTCCAAATTAAAAATTGTTAGTTCTGTGGAAACTGAATCGTCAATTGAAAGAGAAGCATATCCAGAATCAATAGCTAACTGAAGAGCCGTATTCAATACCGCTATGCCTTCTGCTTTTGATGTTGATCCTGAAAAATAAGCAGTAATGATAGGAGGTGTACTTGAGCCATTGGTGACTGCTGCTGCTCCTGCGGCTGGAACAGTTGTAGTAGAGTCAAACAAAATCTCAAAGGTGTCTGTACCACCAACAGAGCCTGTTAAAGATTCTCCATCTAAAGATGAAGAGTTATATGAGAATGGACCATCAAATTCCAAAGGCTTGCTGGAGTGTGAAGCAGCATCCGAAGCGTCACACAAAAACAAACCATAAGCAGTTGAGTTTGCACCAGTTGCTCCAATACCATTAGAGCCAACTTGCCATCCAGCATAAGCAGATGCATCAGCAGCATCTGGGCTGTGCTCACCAGCAAGTCTTACAAACGTAACAGGAGAGTTTTCCGAGGCTAACCATGCTTGAGCAGCATAAGCAGCATAAGTTGTACCAGCGGTATTTCCTTCACGCCATACATCACCTTGGCCAACGCCACCAGGGACAGGCAAACCAAATACAGAAACAAAGTCATCTAAGTTTCTAACTTTTACTGGTTTATTGGCAGGTCCCTTTCTTGAGCGACCGATAATAATAGGGCCTTCCGCTTCTGCTTGTTGTGGTAGGAAGCTTTGGTCAATCTCGCGGATCTCAACTCCGGGTGAAAGAAAGTCAAATTTTTTAGCCATGGATTTATCTCCTTAATAAAATCATTTTCCTAATAAATAGTAGCCCTGAGGTCCAAAGTCATCAAAAGTCTCTAAAAGAGTCTTTATCGCTTTCCCACGGCTTTGTGTCTCCAACTAGCGATCTCTCTCGAATCAACTTTACTTCAACTATAGTCTCTCGTGTAGTCACTTGTGGAGCTTCTTCGTTTTCGCCATCACCTAATAAATAACCAAGAACCTTCAAGTCAACTGTTGTTTGAAACATTCTTTCATCTTCCCCTAGGTTTGACGTATTGTTTGACATAGACAAATCTCCTTGTATAAAAGTCTCATATCTATGTCCGTTATATTCAGCAAATAAAGAATTAATCAAGCCGGTTCTTGTTGCAAACGGAGTCATAAGATCGTTCATTTGCTGTTGGTACTCTGTTCTAAGAGTGACAGTGTAATTTACAGTTACCCATACGGGTATCGGAGCATAAGTTTCTTCATAAACAACTTTTTTATTGTTGGTAGGAAAATTATGGTCGTTATAAGTTTTTTTTGCATCAGATTCGGCAAATTTTCTTGTAGGTTCTTGAGCAATTCTTCTAGAGACAAGTCTTTGGTGCTTTCTGTATCCTCTCGGACCATTTTTGTCTGGAAATACGTGAGCTTGCCAACCACCTTTAAATGCAGGGTCTTTGTTAAAGCTTTTTCTATCAACCGAGATTAGCGGAAGCTTTAATTTTCCGACAGAATCTCTGATTTCTTTGTCTTTTGAATTAACGGCACGCTCTGGGGACATCCAAAGCACAGGAACTTTGCGAAAGCCTGTGTTCGTTTTTGTGTGAAGGTCAAATCCTTCATCGACAAGTTTAAAAATGGCCATGTCAATTGTCTCAATTGTTGATGGTGTGAGTAATTTTACCTTATTCGCCATTGAAAACTCCATCTCTTGCTCTAATGCACTCGGCTGTTACTTCAAATCTACTATCGATCTGTCCGAAAAGCTGTTTTGGTTCGTTAATCTTTACTATCTCATAATAAATACTTCCGTATCTAACGAAATCGCCTTCTCTAACAAATAAATTCTGATCCTCAGTCAATCTTCGTTTGTGAAAATTAACTTTCAATCCAGTGGTCTTATCAATACCTATTCCTTCCATGAATGAAGTTTCAACTCCCAAGTATTCCACAAGAGCATACACTCGGATTGGATGAAGAAAGTTTTTTTCAATAGCTTCTCCGTATAATGGATGAAAGTTTGTGGTCTCCATGTCAATTGGGAAGTATAAAATCTGTTGCCCAACAACTCTTTCAATGATTTCGTCATTGACTTGCTTTACAAGGTTCTTTTCTTTTTCTCCAAGAAACATTGGAGATGGAGGTTGCGTTGGTCTTTCCCATTTTGACATTTAAATTACCCCACAAATATTTTCAAAGGAACTTTAGCAACAATTGCATCCATGTTATCAACCATTGCCTTGTCGGTCTCTGCCAATTTAAGATACAACATTTCATCCAACTGCTTGTTAAGCTCTTCACGAAGTGCTTGTTGCTCTGTGGATGCTTGCGATAAAAGGTCTGACGCGTTCAAGGAGACCTGATCTCCAGGAATTGGTACATTACCACCAAACTTTCCTCTAACTTGTCCCAGAGTCTCTTTAGACAATGCCAAAGCGAATCTTCTGATCCATTGTTGTCCCACAGAGTTGATGCTTTCAAACGGGATGTTTTCGAGAGGCATTGTGTTCATGTTATTTACACCATTTACACCAGAGTCGTAAGAGCCTGTAGCATAAGCTCCTCCGTCATTCTCAACTGTAAATCTAAACCAGAAGCGTTCAGGAGACACGCTTTGAGGTGTTGGGTAAAGCTTAAGCTTGTTGTCTATAATCTCATATGAGTAGTGCGACGTTCTCGTGTAGAGGTGGTCTTCGTATGCGATTGCTTGGGCTTTGTTTTGCCATGGTGGGATGACGTTGAAAGTTGAATCATCAGCATACTGACCATAGTTATGATAGTCGCCAACCACATTAAGGCCGCCATAATAGCCATAAAATCTCCACATTTGTTGAGGTGATACGTAATACACCTGTCTAATCTTAATTCTTTTGTTGCCCATTCCATCCCATGCTTCTCCTGATTGAGAAGAACTAACGATGCTTTGTAGATCATATACTTGCTGATCTGTTACGCTAGCAAAAGATGCGGAATAAACGGGTTCGGTTCCTCCGACAAATGCCTCTGATGAGAACTTGTCTGCGGCTCTAAAAGCATAGTCAAATTGAAACTTGGGATATTTGAGAGCCACACCTTCTCCAGATGTGATCTCGCCCTTGTTGTTAAATGACCCCGTAGGACCTCCTAGGGCACTTCCTAACGCATTTCTAGCTTGATGTAGATTCACGATATAGGAATACTCTAAAACGGCCTCCTCGTAGTGATTATAGATGTTCTTGGCGGTCAATTCAATGTCAAGCACATCTCCACCTAATCTTTTGTATGTGTATGCCACTTGAGATTTCGCACCAGCAATAAAAGTAGCTCCGGTGT